ATTTAGTTTTATAAAGTAAATATAAAGCACTAAAATAACTTTGTAGTATATTTAGTTGATTTTATTATAATAATGCCTTAATAGTTGTTTTTATATTGTTATTCCCATATTTGCCATATATTCACGGCTTGACTGAAAAGAAGTAAAATAAACATCATTATAAAAGTCTTTTTTACTTGATAAAATTATTAATGTATCTTTAAAATAAAGTTTACAAAATTTGTTTTGAAATATAATATTTGAATTCATTTTTTTAAGTTTTTAAAGTTGTTTTTATAGTTGTATAATTACGGAAACTATCAACACAAAAAATGTTAATAGTGTTATTTGTACTTTTGTATTAATTCCTGGAGCTGGTTTTTTTAGTTTCATTATTTAGTTATTATAAGACTTTCGCCTTCTATTAATAAACAAGTCCCATTGTCCCAATGTAATAAAGTACGGCGACCGTTTAAATTTGTATTATGTATAATATCGCTGGAATAAATACCTTTATAATCATTATGTTTTTGATTATATTCTTTTTCTGAAATAATTATCATTTTAAATAGTTTTATGATTAATAATTGTAATATGCTCATAATTTGCATAAAGTTTCAAATTTGCATCGTCAAAATTTTTGGCTTTAATAGTTTTGGTAAATTGTAAAAGTTTACCAATTGAACCGCATAAACGCCCTGTAAAAGTTATTTTATAATTTTGCATAATATTTATTTATTAGTTGTTATATATTAATTTTTTTGTGTGTTCTAAATTTTCGCTTCTTAAAAGTCCATTTTCTAAAGTTTCTTTTAAAAGTTGTTTATATCTTATACAAACATTTTTAAAAGCTTTTAATACTGCCGTTTCATTATTTGCTGGTGTTCTAAATGGTATTTTTACACTTTGTAAAGCATAATATTTTTCTTTTGGGTTGTTTGGGTCTATACTTCTATAAAAACATTGTCCCCCGTTACCGCCAAAAACCTGGAATTTTAACTCTAAATTATCGGATAATGATAAAGATATGTTATTATAAAATTGACCGCTTACATTGTTAATCTGATAATTTGAGGTTGCAATATTAATTTTTAAATATTGTTCATTTCCAAAATGATATTTTCTATTTTCTACGGTTGTATAAAAACCGCTTAAAGTATCATTTAAAATAGTTTCAATTTGTTTTTTAATAGTTTCCATTTGTTTAAGTTTTTATAGTTTATATTATTACTTATTATAAATTATTTACATATTTAAACCATGCTTCGACACGATCTACATTTAAAGATAAATATTTATTTTCTGCGCCCCATTGTTGCCAAACTTCGCCATTTTGACAAGCTAAAATAGTGATGCGCTTGCCTGCATCCTCATAATGAAATGAAACATCAGCGCCAGACAATTTTTGTGATTCTGTTGGATTTGAAAAACATCCTAAATAAATAATTGATTCCATTTGTAAAAGTTTTTAAGTTACTGTTTCGCTATCTTTTAGCTCATCAGATACGGAATAAACCGTATTACAGTAAAGACGTTTTTATATTTAAAAAACTATCTTAGTTTCGCACTTCGTGGAATACTTTTTACCACTTATTGCAGAGTAACCAAACCCGCCATTATAGTATAGTCGACTTTGCAATTAATAAGGAAATTGCAACCCTGATTTAATATGTAGTTAATCTCTACCCTTTCGACACTTCAAAGATAGTTAATTATAATTAACCCACAAATAAAAAGATAACTTTTTTATAAAAAACTATAAAATAATTGTAAATAATTTGTAAGTAGTTGATAATAAACAACATAGGAATATATATAGTTGTAAGAAAATACAACATTGTAAGATATTAAAAGTATCAATTCATGTAATTACATAAGAAGCCATATAACAAACAATAATCTAAAATAAACAACTTATATAGAAAATATATAACTTTGCGTTAAATCTATTAAAACTATCAATAATGAATAAGAAAACAACAAAGACAGAAACAAACACAAAGACACAAATGGAAATTACTCCAGGTGCAAAAGAACTGATTAAGACAGTAACAGAAACAAAAGGATCTAAAGAACTAACAACAACACAACCGAAAACAGTTACTAAAAGTATCAATACAATTAACCACAGAAGCAAAGAAGCCGAAGAGATAAGACAAAACAAATGCAAAGAAATAATAAATGAAATACAAACAAACGGAATAGGACTAAATAAAGCAGCTAAAATATACGGACTAAACCCGAATAGCTTCTTTAATACGATAGATAAAGACCCCTTATTAATTAAGCAATACACGCGCGCCCTGGAGTTAAAAGCCGACCTAATAGCGGAAAGAATCATACTAAACAGCCACAACCGTAGCAACGACTTCTACACTGACAGCGAAGGGAACTTAAAGCCTAATCCAGTAGCAGTACAGCGCGACCGCCTTATGTTAGACGCTGATAAGTGGTTATTGTCTAAGATAGCGCCAAAGAAGTACGGCGATAAGTTAACCTTAGACGGTGAAGTAAAGACAGGGCAACCATTAACCATTGAGAATATTAACATGATATTGAATGAAATCAAGGAATAAAGCCCTATATATAAGGCTTCGCACTTCATTAAGTCGTTATAGTTTACGCAGCCAACAACCAAAACAACCCAAATTTGTAGGAAAAACAAAGGTACAAAGGTACAAAGGACAAAATTAACATCGTAGCATTGATAGGGGTTGAGTCAGGTTGCTGCACAGGCTGGAGACAAGCCACAAATGTAGGAAGGGAAGGGTAAGAAGGGCAAAACTTTTGAGTTGAAGGGGTACGGGAGTATAATACAACCAAAATAATTTTTACCAAAAATCACTCACAAAAATTCCATTTAGCAAAATAGGTTTCAAAAAAAAATTTTTTCCAAAAAATCTGATTATAAAAAAGTAATTCTATATTTGCATTAAACTATAATTATGAATGACGTAGTTGCCATAGACCAATTAAGGGTAGTACAAGCTAAGTTGATGTCAAGTTGTATGACTTTTACAAAATATTTCTTTAAAAAGAGGTATGGTAGGAGTTTTGTAGTCAATTCGCATCACGAGATTATATGTGATGCATTGGATAAGGTAATTAGAGGCGATATAAAGAAGTTGTGCATAAGTATAGCTCCAAGATATGGAAAAACGGAATTAGCGGTTAAAAACTTCATTGCATTGGGTTTAGCGCATAATCCTAGCAGTAAGTTTATACATTTGAGTTATTCTCAGAGTTTGGCGTTTGATAATAGCGAAAGTGCGAGAGATTTCGTTGGGAGTGAAGATTATAACACTATTTTTCCTTATGTAGAAATAAGCAAGACAAGTGCGAGTAAGAATAAGTGGCATACGACTAGAGGGGGTGGAGTTTATGCGACTGCAACAGGTGGGCAGATTACAGGTTTTGGTGCGGGTGAAGTTGATAGAGAGATATTCGAGAATTTACCTGAACAGACAAAACTATTTGCTGGGGCGATTATTATCGATGACGCATTGAAACCTGATGATGCTCTAAGTGATTTAAAAAGACAAAGAGTAAATGAGAGATTTGAAACGACTATTAGGTCAAGAACTAACAGTAGGGAAACTCCGATTATAGTAATTGGGCAAAGATTACACTCAAATGACTTAATTGGCTATTTAAAAGAAACTGAGGAAGAAGAATGGACTTTTATTGATATTCCATGCATTACTGTTGATGAGTATGGAAATGAACACGCTTTATGGGAATTTAAGCAAACATTAGCTGAATTGAACAATATTCGTCAAATTGACGAGAATGTGTTTGAAACGCAGTACCAACAGAATCCACAAGACTTAGTTGGAAAGTTATTACCATTACAATCGTTGCAATTTTATAATTTTGAAAATATACCGATAAGTTCTATCGTATTTAAGTTTGCAGTAGGCGACCCTGCTAATACAGGTGGGGATTATTATTCTATTCCATTTATGCACGTAGCAATTATTGAAGGTAAACTTTTATGTTTTGTTAAAGGTATTATTCATTCTAAAGATGGAATTGAGATTATCAATGAAAAACTAATTGATAAAAGTAGAGAGCATTTTATAGAGGAGGTATTTTTAGAGGTAAATGGTATTGGAGCTGCTGCTTTTATGTTATTAAAGCGTGATATGGCAAATAATACAAAAGTTAAGCCATTTACTGTAACAGTTCCAAAAGAAGCAAGAATATTGAGTAATAGTGAATTTATTAAAAAACATTTCATATTTGATGAAAAGTATCAAAGTGATGTAGAATATTCAAGATTTATCAATCATGTTACAAGTTATGAGAGAGAAGGACAGAATACTCATAAGAAAGATGCTATTGATAGTTTAGCTAGTGCTGCTAACATATTAAAGATTAAATACAAGGGATTATTATACGGATAATTTTTTAAATTTAATAATTTATTAAAAATATTATTATATATTTGTCAAATAAAATCTATTGTTGTGAAAACAGAGGATATTAAAATTAATAATAAGAGTATTACTTTCCTAATGGAGAGTAATACTTTTTTATATATATACTAAATGAATTGGAACTTTTTTGGAAATAAGAAAACTTCTCCAAGAGGATATGCACAAAGCGATAATGATGGAGCTTGGTTAAGTTATTTTAACCAATATATGCAAAATGCAAATGGCGGTAGATTAATTAAATTTGACCAAAGTAATGCTTATGAATTAGCAAATACCATAGCAGAGATATTTATTCCTATTGATGCTATTGCTGAAAGGTGTTCTTCATTAAAATACGATATTATTGATGTTAATACAAAAGAAGTAATAACACCTCAAGGAAATTTAAAAAGATTATTAGATAGCCCAAATCCTTTAGATAGATTTACAGATATTATATATCAAAGCATATTTGCTGAATTAGCTGATGGTAATAGCTATATTTATACAAAAACTGCTGATAGTATAGTTAATCCAACTTATGATAATATTAGTAATATATGGGTTTTAAAACCAAACGTTACTAAACCTATATTACATAAAGAAATATCTAATCCATTTTTGATGAAACAAGTTTCTGACTTGGTGGATTATTATAAAACCTTTTTCTTTTACGAACATAAGATAAAACCGAGATACGTTTTACATACAGCTAATTTAGGAATAACACAAACAGGAACAGGAAGAAGTCCTTTATTTGCTTGTGAGAAAAATATTAATAATATCTTAGCTGTTTATCAAGCAAGGTATAATGTTTATGCTAAAAATGGTAATGCAGGTATATTAGCAAAAGCTCCAGTTGGTGGTGGTGGTGCATCTTTACAAGAAGCTATCGATCCTATTACAAGAGATACAATGCTTAAAGACCTTCAAGACAGAAATGGATTGATAGGAGATAAGAATTTTATTGGAATGTCAAGCGTTCCTTTACAATTTATCAAAACTTTAGGCACAATTAAAGAATTAGAGCCATTTGATGAAACATTAGAAAATGCTATTAAGATTGCTGGTGTATTTGGAGTAAATAAAGAATTATTGCCTAAAAAAGATAATGCTACATTTAGTAATCAAACAATAGCAGAGAAATCATTTTGGCAAAATGTAATTAAAGCATTTGCTTACGATACTGCTAAAAGTTTGAATAAAATATACTATTTGCCTGATAATTGGACTTTTATGCCTAATTTCACAGGTATTGAAGCATTACAAGAGGATAAAAAGGCAGGATTAGAAGCAGATGGTTTATTTATTGATAATTTAGATAAACTAAAAGCTAATGGTATAGATGTAGAAAAAGCATATTTAACAATACAAGAAAGATACAATGGAAAATAAAGTAAAAGAGTTTAAATCTCAAAGGGATTTATACAAAAATCCAGTTTCTTTGCCTATGGATGGTACAAGAGCAAAATTAGAAGTAACAGCAGATAGAAAAATTAAAGGTTATGCTATTATTTGGGGTTCTAAGAATGACTATAATGAAATTGTTTTAAAAGGAGCAACTTTAAATAGCTTAAATGCAAGAGGAGTAGGAAGTACAGCGGGTAATCCAATTCTTATTCTTAATCAACATGAGCAAGAAGAACCATTATGTAGACCAACTATACTTCAAGAAGATGATTATGGGTTATACTTTGAGGGAGATATAATTGAAAATATTGATTATGCTAATGAAGCAGTTGAGCAAGTAAGACAAGGCGTTTTAAGACAAGTTTCTTATGGTTTTAACTATATATGGGATAAAACTGAATATGATGCAACACAAGACGCTTATATCCTTAAAGAGATTAAATTAGGCGAAATATCTTTAGTTACTTTTTCAAGCGATGAGAAAGCACAGTTAAGAAATTTCAATCAATATCAAGAAAAGATAATTTTGGACAAATTTAGTCCTGAGCAAATAACGGATTTACATAATCTTTTAGCAGTAAGAGCCGCGACAAGCACTCCAAAAGAAGAAAAGGTTGTAGAGATAAATACTAATAAAATAACAATTTTTTAAAAACAAGAAAATGGAAAAATTTAATTTAAGAAGCGCATTGGAAAAAAATGGTGCAGCTTTAGATGAAAATCAAATCAAATTTGTTTCTGCCTTTGAAAATGCACTAGAGGAAAGAACAAAAGCGCAAGATGAAGCGTATTCAACATCAATGCAACAAGCATTACGTTCAGTATTAGGTGCTGAAACTAAAGATGCTACTGGAAATGTAGTAACTATTGCAGACCAAATTCGTGGTATTGCTGAAAGTGTAGAAAAAGTAGAAAAAAACAATGTTAGAAGTTTATCTAACACTGAAAAATTCCAACTTAGAAAAACTATCAAAAAACAACACACTGAAATTTGTGATGCTATTAGAAGTGGCAAAGATTTAGAAATTAACTTTTCTGCTAAACGTGCTGCTGCTATGTACACAGCTGATACTGCTGTAAGTAATGATATGGGAGTTAGTTTTCCATTAAACGAAAACTTTGAGTTTGAAAGCGATATTGCTAAAATTAGATACCCTGAGAATTTTATTCTTAATGTAATATCTAATCAACAAGTAGCTAAAGTACCTCAACAAATTATCAAAAACGAACAAGCTACTGCTGAAGGAGCTGTTGAAGTAGTTGATGAAGGTGGTACTAAACCTTTAGTATCTGATACTTTTGTTAGAACACTTACATTACGTAAAAAATATGCTGCTCGTATCGAATGGACAGAAGAATTTGAAATTGACAACGAATTGTTATACAATGAAATCTTAATGATGTTTGAAGAAAAAGTAGTTAGATTTTGGAATAATGGACTTATCGATATTATTATTGATAACGGTACTCCTTATACAAGTTCTGTTTTAGATGGTACTTTAGTTGTTCCTGATAATGGATTAGCTGTAATTGCTGCTCAATCTGTAATCAATGGAATGAATTTTACTGCTGATACAGTACTTATGAATCCTGCTGATATTGTTTCTACAATGTTTACACAAGATACTTTAGGTAACTCAAGACTTTTACCTTATATGCAAAATGGAGCAATAAACGGTATGACTGTTTTTTCTTCTAATGCTATTGAAATTGGTACTGCTGTTGTTATGGATAGTACAGTTTACAGAGAGTTACACAGTAACTTTATTTTGAGATTTGGTACTTATAATGACCAATTTATCAAAAATGAAAAATCGGCTATTGGTGAAGTATTCTCTATATTGAGAATTGCAGTTAATAATCTTCCTGGTGTTATGGCTATTGATTTAGAAGCTGTAAAAGCAGCTTTATTAGTAGCATAATACTTTTAACAAGTAACTTTTAAAATTAATTATATGTCAAATTTCAGTATTGCACAAAAAGAAAAAAAAGTAGTAGGAACTGCAACTTTTAACAAAGCAAGTGATTACAAAGTAGTAACTTTGACAGGAGATAATCCTAAAACGGTTTTATTACACAAAATTCACGCAGACAAACTTATTGCTTTAAAAAGAGCAACAGTTGAGAAAGAAGTTAAAATTAAAGAGGCAACACCTCACGTTACAGTAACACCTATAAACGAATAGAATAATGATAATAAATGCTCAATACTTTCAAACAAAGGAATTATATATTCCTAATTCAGTTGCACAACCGAGCATCGGAAGTGTATCACCGTCTGCCACAGCGCAATTAAACGAGGAAATAGAAAGTATTGAGCAATCATTATTACTTGATATATTAGGTTACGAACAGTTGCAAGAGCTTATGACTCAGTTTGAAGAAAATGGGGATTGGATAGCAACTCCTATTCAAAAATGGGTTGACTTAGTAGATGGTAAAGATGATTGGAAAGGTTTAAGATATACTATTGGAACTAAAAAAATAAGTTTAATTGCTTATTATGTATTTTTTTACTATTTAGGTACTGACTTTCAAACTTACTCTACCGTTGGTATGCAAATACCAAGAGCTGAAAATTCACTTTATAATGACCCAAGTGTTAAACAAGTAACTGTTTGGAATAAGTTTATTGCAATGTATATTGGAGATAAAAGATATGGATTACCTAAAGTTGAAACTAATTGGAATGGAGATTTCATTAATTTCAGCGGAAAAGTAATTGGTAATGAAACATCTTTATATGATTACCTAATGAAAAATCGTGATTTGTATGATACTAAATATTTTACTATCAAACGACACATTAATTATATGGGATTATGATAGTTGTAGAAGAATTTTTAGATGGTTTATTTGATAATTTACCTTTAATAGATGGTTTTAAACCAATATATAAATGGGGTAATAAAGACCATTTACTAAAACAAATAGAACTATTCTCTAAAAGCTCACTAACACCATATCCTTTAATTTACCAAACATCTAATGTTAGTAAACAAGGAAATCAAGAGTGTGAAGTTAGTTTATCTTTAGTTTTAGCTTGTCAGAATACAAATGTAGATTTGACAAATGAACAACGTTGGGCAATGAGTTTTAGAAATATTTTAAATCCTTTAACTCAAAATATTGAGGACATATTAAGAAGTAGCGGACAAGTAACATGGAATGGTAATTATACAAAAACTGATTTTCCTAATTATGGAAATGGAGAAGAAAATTTTACTATTGATAAATGGGATGCAGTCCTTTTAGAAGTTACAATTAAAATAACAAATTTACAAACGTGTAATTAAAAAAATAATAAACAATGGCAATATTAACAGGTACGGATTGTACCACAAGCAGATTAGGTAGCGGTTTAGAGAACTGTCAACCAATCGAAGGTTTACCAAATGGTGTAATCTTAACGCCTAAAGGATGGAGTTTAAATAAGACTTCAGGAACTTTTGATAAAGCATACGTTCAAGAGCAAGTTCAATTAGGGAATTTTATTCCTTTAGTTGGTTGTTTTGAGGCGGTAGCAGAAACACCAGATGCAACTACTCAAGAAAGTCAGTCAGGACTAATTGAAGTTGTAAGACAAGGGAAACCAGTTTTCACTTGTACTTATAAAAAGGGATTAGCTTTTCAAAAGATTGCTTTCTCTTATAACTCTTACCAACAATATGATGCATTAGTTACCTATGAAACAGGGTATATTAAATGTGCTGAAAGTGTTGATGGTACATCAATTAAAGGTTTGTCAGTAGGTATGTTAAATACTAACGGATATACTGAAAATAATGGTTCAAATTCAGCTTCAACTATCTTGAAATTCCAAGTTACTGATCCATTTGAATATAACCAATATGTAAATCTTTTAACTGATTTAGATTTCAATCCAAGTACTGAATTGTTTGGAATTACTGATGTAACAATGATAGGTCGTGCTACAAATAGTGAAACTAAATTGTATGTAAAAGCAGCTTGGTTACACAATGAGCAGTTTCCTATTACAGGTTTATCAGCTACAAACTTTAAATTAAGTTTAAATGGTACTGATGTTCCTGTTGATGGTGCAGTTACTTATGATAGCACAACTAAAGAGTATGGAATTCCACCTGATAATGCTATTACTACTGGACAAAGTTGGGTTGTAACTCTTTACGATGCAGGCAATGATGTTGCTTGTGCGCAATTAGGAAACAAATTTTATAGAGGAAATACTGGTGCATTTGTTGTAACAGCATAACTATAAAAAGATTAATTAAACACGCATAATTAACTTTATGCGTGTTTTTTATTTATATTTGTATGATTAATAAATAAATTGTAAATTATGAGAATTTTTAATGTAGAAATATTTGGAAAAGATGCAGAATGGTTTTGCAATCTTACTAAAGAACAAAAGTTTGCTTGGATTTTAAATAACACAAATCAAACTAATGAAAATGTTATTAATGAATTTTTAAAAAAGACATTAGATCCAAACAAAAAAGAATACTGTGTAGAGTGCAGGGGAAAAAAACAAAAAGTATCAATAGCTAAAATAGTAGAAGATGGGAATATCAGCAGCGGAGATGAGCAGACGATTGAAACCGTTATTGAACCAGGAGAAACTCCAAGAGTTGGTAGAAGTAGAGATAAGAAAAAATGAAAAAGAATTGCTCCAATATAAAAAAGGTGATTTTCTTATTGGAGATATTTATGGTGATGGTAGCAGAGTTCCATATAAAGATGAAGAATATGCTACTTATAAATATTTTAAAAATCCATTAGCGGGTGGAGAAACGGATTTAATAAATACAGGAGCTTTTATAAATTCATTTTTTTTAGCAAAACGAATTAGTGATAAATACATTTTTGGAGCAAAAGATTATAAAGTAAGTATGTTAAAACCAAAATATGGAATTGGTATTTTTGGATTAAATAAAGATAAGTTTAATAGATTCTTAGATGGATACGTTGTAGATGATTTTAGAAAGGTTTTAAAGAAACAACTTGGACAGTAATATGGCAAAGTATAATAATATTGAGAATTGTCCCGCTAAAATTTTTTTTGACATACTTCACACAAAGAATTATCAGTTATTAAAACCTAAGCCAAGTGAAGATGGATTAGAAAAAATATTTATTGATATTTACGATGATTTTTTTGTTAAATCTGATAATTATGAAGCTAAACAATATTTAAAATTAACAACTAATATTGCTTTTTTAGAATATAAGATAGCTACGATTAAACAAGTATTGCATTTTGTATATTATAATGATGTAACTGAAGAAATGAAATTAAAGCTATTAGATGCTTTAGAAAAAGGTTGTGAAATCTATATAGATAAAAATACTGATTTTGTAAATGAAGTACAAAGAGTATTACAAGTTGAAATAGGTATTATTGAGAATGATTTAACAATGGAAAAATTAGAGCTTGATAATATTGCTAAAAGTAGAACTGAAAAGATATTTGATTTTTATGATAATATAGTTTCGCTATCTAATGTACATAATCGTAATATAGATGAAAAATTAACATTAGCAATGTATGTTTCAATAGAAAAGTCAGCAAGTAGAATAATTAAAGAACAAAATAAGAAATAATGAGTGAATTTATAGAGATATTATCGCCACAAGCATTAGAACAATTAAACGCTGCTAATAAACTTGTAGATGAGTTAGCTGTTAAAATAAAAGAAATTAATAGTTTTAAATCACCATTAACACCAAGTGGAGGAGATACTGCTGTTAAACAATTAACTGCACAATATGATGCTCAATCAAAAGCAATTCAGT